GTAGTTGTATCTGTAGTTGTACCTTTTAAATCAAGATCAGTTCCTGTGAGACCGGCAAAATCTTTCACTGCCTCATCACCACCTAATTCACCTATCTTTTGATTAATTGCTGTATAAGCCTCTCTGAATGTTTCCGTATCTTCAGTAGACAATTGTCCAACTTTAGTTTTTATTATCGAAGTCATAGCACTTCGTGCTTGGTATAACTCTTTAATCTGTTCCGGATTTAACTCCTCTAATGAGGTTGCACTCATTGCGTCTATATTTGATAAATCAACAGTAGTACCATCGGCTGAAATAAACAAAGCTCGCACTTCTGGTGGAAACATAGTATCAATAATCCCACCTACAGCATCTGTTATAGCACCAATAGCAAGACCAACAATTGCTGTCTTAGCTGCTTTACCTGCAGTCGTAGATAGCCTACCTACGCCTGTATCTACTCGTGCTTTTGATTCTAAAGAACTCCAAGCCTCAAAGTTTTCATCGCCTTCATCTGATTTAGGTAATATTACACCAGATGCGTTATCTGTCCAACTACCGTCTTCACCTTTTGTATATACCCTACCAGTGTCACTTTCTACTTCTGTACCAGTAGGTACTTCTGTAACACCTTGTTTAGCCTGATCCATAACAGATCGTAGCAAATAACCAGAGACAGCTGCGCCGCCTGGTCCACCAAGAACACCACCTACAACCATTAATGCACCTAAAGCAAATGCTTGTTTACCTGGGTTTTCTGTACCCCAAGTACCTACATCATCTATTAACTTTAATAATTTAATACCGCCGGGCGATTTTCTAAGACTTTTAGCCCATTGTAATTTTATTTTTTCAACTCGCATATCAAAACCAGTAACTGGTTTTGTATCTTGAATTTTTGTGCCTAGCGCATTTAATGCTCTATTTGCCGCAACTAACGATTGAATTGGTAAACTTTGGCCAATGGCTTTAGTAGTTTTTTGTAAAAAGCCAGGGTTTACACCTTTCTCATCAGCTGTCTTTGTGGCTAATGCAAAAACACCAGTTTCAGGATCAGTAATCCGATCGGCAGATATTGGTGCTTCTGTTAATATTCGTTGTTGATACTCTCTTATATGAGGAAGTACTGCATCTTCAACTTGTTCTATTACATTAAGTTGTTCAAATGTTAATGTAGATATTTCTTTCTTATCTAAAATTGACTCATATAAATAAGATTTTGCTGGTGTTTTAACTTCTAATAATTTCATAATGCTCCTAATCGAGCTTTTAACTTATCACGGCTTGCCTGATTCCATGTTTTAACTTTTTCTATTACTTCATTATGCATTCTTACTTGTTTCGCAAATTGTGGCTGACTCGCATCTGCTTCACTATCACCTTCAGGAGGAGGTAAAATATCAATTTCTCCTTGTTTTGTTAGGCCCGGTTTTGCTGTGGCTTTATCACCAATAGGCTGAATCCGTGATGTCTTAATATTGTTTTGTCGACCACCTACGCCTTTAATAGCATAAAACTCGTTTTCAGTTCCTTCCTGCTCAGGGCCCGAAATAATATTACCTTGATTAACCTCACCTTTAGCATTTGTTAAGATCGCCTGGTTCGTAGCTAACTGCACCTGCTGGCTCTGCACCTGCTGGCTCTGCACCTGGAGTCTCTGCACCTGGAGTCTCTGCACCTGGAGTCTCTGCACCCGGCGTCTCTGCACCCGGCGTCTCTGCACCCGGCGTCTCTGCACCCGTCTCTGCACCTGCTGGCTCTGCACCAGTTTCCTTAGCCTTTGCATCTAATTCTGCATTAAATCGGTGTTTAGAAGGAATTGCTCTACCATCACCTGTTAACCATTTTCCTGTACCATCAGCAGTATATGGTTGACCATCGGATCCTTGTACTTCTGTACCTTTTGGAATAGGTGTTTCTGCACCTGGTGTTTCTGCACCTGCTGGCTCTGCACCTGGCGTTTCTGCGCCTGGCGTCTCTGCGCCTACTGGCTCTGCACCTGGCGTTTCTGCACCTGCGGCTCCTGCGGCTCCTGCGGCTCCTGCGGCTCCTGCGGCTCCTTTTGCACCTCTTCGAGTACCTTTACCACCAGTAGCGGCTCCAGTTAAGCCTGCGGCCGCGGATGCTCTACCACCACCGCCACCTGTACTAGTTGTACCAGTTGTAGTTGTAGTTGTTGTAGCACCAGTACCAGTACCAGCAACATTCATTGCCTGACCTATACTTAATAAAAATTTATCTTGAAGACCAACTGGAACTGGAGCATCGGGAGTATCTGTTGTAATACCTGCGGCATTAAAAAATGCATCAACATCTGTACCTGGTGCTTTATTTTGAACAAAATCTCTTAAATCTTGTACTGTTCCCATTGCTTGTTTAGCATAACCAGATTTACCTAAAAACGCTCGCCACTCATCATTAACTTGATTAGCAAGTTTACCGGATTCTTTACGACCTTTGGCCATAATCCTGCCACCTTTTGAAAACGGATTTTTTCCCTTTAAAGTGTCACCAACTTTGGCGCCAAGACCATACGGTGCTTCATCAACTGTTTTTTGATGAGCATTAAATTGCCGTACTACATTTAAGGCACGATATATATCGTCATTGCTTCTATATGGCATTTGATTTACTCGCTTTTCATGTAATTGCTTACATGTGTATCACGATTTTTAACTAACTTCATTAGTTCTTCGACAAATTTTGTATTAAATTCATTGCCATGATAATCTTCTGCTTTATGTTCATCTGCAGGATAATCCTGATTTAACACTGCGTCTTCTGGATCACTTTCACCGACCGTAATTTCTGTATCAACATTATTGTCAACAAGATCATGTTCAAGCGGATCGTTTTCTGTTCGAATTTTCAAATACCGTTCTGGTATACCTAATTTATGAGCGATTATATCACGAACAACATCTTTTGCCAAAGGTAATCCAGTTGTAAAGCTAGCAATATTAACTTCACCCGAAACACCTTCATCAAAATCTAATGGTTGTTTTTGAAATATTGTTTTTGTTGGGGAACCCATTGTTTTAAGATCATATTTCTTTAACTCATTCTCAATAGTATCCATTGTACCATCTTCTACTTCACCGAGAAGTTTAATCTTATACTTATATTCTTTGGTGGATTCTGCCAAATATTCTTTTAATGTTTTCATTGCTTTCCTCTTGCAAGAGTATTTGCTACTATTTATTCATTTTACCTTATCTATAAAACTTTTAAGAATGTCATTTCGATCTGCAATAACATAACCCTCACCTTCTATTGTATCATCCGTCGACTTTTCATTTTGATCCAATCGCATTTTCTTTAATTGCAATTCAATCATTTTTAATTTTTTATCTGCTTTACTTGTTTTTGCTTCAATTGCATTTTTTAACATACGTTGAGCTGCGGCAAAAATATCACCAGCATGACGAGATTCCACATTCATTCCTAAATCCATTAAATCTTTAAATGCTTGTTCTGCTTGATTTGAATATGAATCCATATCTACATCATTTGCTTCTAAACCCTTAACAGTTGGTAATGCTAGATCTATCTTATCTGCGGCTTTTAATGCTGTAAAAATTTCTTCTCTTTCTGTAACAATTGCTACAGCAGAATCTTCAGCATCTTGATCTTCAAGTACTTCCTTTAATGGTGGTAAATTAAATTCTTCTTCAAGTTTTTTAGTCATAGATAACTACTCACTTAATTATTTATTTTTAATAAAATATTACCGACGCTTTCGTGGCTTACGTTTAGTAGGATTTGTAAAAATTTCATTCTCTGTTAATACCCGAAATACCATTCCTTTTTTATTACACCAATCTACAGCTGCCGCCCATTTTGCTTTGTTTATTTGTGCCTGTGCTTTTTCACTTGTATATCTAGCACGTTCTTCTGTTGTTTGTGCATAAGGTTTTATCTCAATTACTTCAGTATGAGTTTTACCCTTTTTATCAGCATATTGTATAATAAAATCAGGAACATATTGTGTACTGCGACCTGTCATTGGATGAATGTATGGAATTTTAATTGCTTCACTTGCCCAACCAGTTATATTAGGATGAGCATCACACATTCGCATAAATGCCAATTCCCAACCTGATCTATATCTGGGTTGCTTTGTTCCAAGATATTTTTGTACATTTTTTGGTGTAAAAACACCCTGTGAAAATTTAGCCATTACGCAAGAATATTTCGATTAACTAATACAGTTTTAGCAGGAGTTATTGATACTGTTTTTAAACCAATTTTACTAGTAGTAGGACGCAATCTATTAACTATGTTTATACCAAGTTCTGTAAAAGAAAGTATACCTTTTTGAGTATTAGATATTTTTAATAATTCGTCTATTTCTACATTTAATGCTTTTGCAGCTTCTAATACAAGTATAGCCATTGTTTCCATAACTGCTCTACTAGCAATAACACCTTCTCCTTCAAACATTCCAATAACAACATCTAATTCATTACCATTAACAGTCAAATTAGTTTGACTAATAGTTGCTATTGTTGTACTATCAATATTTTCAGTGAAAGGTTTTCCAAATCGTTTAATAGACGCTGTTACGTCACTTGTAAGATTAGCCATAATAATATTTATATAAAAAATTTATTAGCCGTATTTCGCTGTTTCCAGTGTCAAATCTGAATGATGCAGTTCACCGCCGGATTTGACAAAATCGACCGCAGAAACTTGTCTACCATCGATATTATAAGCAATATAACCCGCTGTTCGAGGATTCGGATCATTTGGATCCGTAGCAAGAATTTTTTGCAAAAACTTACCATTCACCCAAGCTTTATGTGGGCCATAACCGGGTTTTCCTCTGGTGTCTAACATCCAGCCACGTTCATGATCTGCGGCAGTCCAGCCTAACGCATCTGTGTCAGGCTTTAATTTTTCTTTCTCAACAATAGCATCTTTAACTTCTTTAAGATTTTTAGCAACAGCACTTTGCTGATTTACTACAGGCTTCGATTCCGCGGCTTCGCGTTGAATTTGATCAACTGTGGTGTGCGTGTGATGTGAGTGGTCGTGCCTGCGCGAATTCGGCAAATTTGCAGAAAAATCATTACCTTCCTTTTCTTCCGGAACAATCTCACCAGAAACGATCATCCGAATAATTTCTTCGTCGACATTAGCTGTATTACTCTTTGATACTCCAGTCTTTTTAGCTATTGCTCGCCTAATTGCTACATTAGCCTCTTGTGGGCCTATTGCTACACTATTTTGTTCTGTTTGTGTAAAATCATCTACAGCACGAGTTTCAACTGCGCCAGGTCCTCCACTAAATGCACTAAGAGTATCAACTGCTCCAGTTCCAGCTGCTCCTGCACCTCCATGGAACCCAGTCGCTCCGCCAAAAGTATCTACGTTCGGTCTAAGTTTAGGAGATTCTTGATCGACTTGCTCAACTTCTAAATTACCCGCACGATTAAAAATACTATTATCCAGTAAGGCTACCAATGGTTGCTCATCTTCAATCCTACCAGCATCATAATAAACAATAGCCTCATATGCCCAAGTTGTAGTAATTTGTGCCAATTCACCTGAACTTTCTTGAGAAAAATTATCATTTTGCATCGACTGAAGAAACGGATTAACAATATCTGTTCTTAAAAACTGACCACCTGCTGTAAGATATAACGATAAATATGCAAATAAATTCTTTCTTTCCAGTTTATTAGCCATATTATAACCAAAATTTTCATATGCTGGTCTAGTTACACCAACACCAAGTTTTATATCTACTATCTTATCAGGCACAGTTTGAATATAATTTGCATCACTTTTTCCTATACTATCTCTAAAATAAAATTTATAATTTTGATCCCAAAAATCTTTAATAAGATTACTCCGATCATCCCAAAATACAATATTAATTGGTTGATAATTTATTTTCGTAGGAACAGTCCTGGGTTTATTATATTGATTCAGTGTTTCAGTCTCAATCTCAAACCGTGGCGCATCGATACTTCGAACTTTATAACTTAACTCTGCATGTTCTTTTATATCTGCTGGAGTTGTTGATAAATCTGAGTATTTAAAACCAACAAAAAATTGATTTTTAAATCGCGGTAACTTGCCCCAATAAGAACCAGTAAGCCCATGCACACGGGGCGCCTCTGACGCCCCGCGTACATATTCAATACCATCATTAGCCGTCTTACTATAATTCGCCATAAGTTATATCTTATGTAGTTGGCGCGCCGTCACTGAAACCACGAACAGCAGATGTACCACCAGAAACTACTGGTATCGGCATCAATTCAGTGCCGGCCATGGATGAGCCGCTGGTATGTAGTGCGTTATCATAACGAAGTGTTAAAATAACTGTAACTGGATCACTTGCAGAATAATCACCTGCATCATAATCAACATTTGTAATCCAACAACCTTCTAACTGCCATCTATCAAGAACAGAGGTGTTATCCTCTAATGCTCCTGTTAATACAGATACAGTAACACCGAATTTATAATCAAAACCACTCCTAGATGAAACTTGATTATGATGATCTACTTGTCTTTGAACCTGTGTTCCAACTAATTGAATAACTTTGTTCGTAATATCATCTCGAAACGTAATACTAACCGTATTCCATTCATGTTTACCAGCTACATAAACACGTGAATTATATGAATGAATAGGTACTTCTTCATATGAAATCTTTGGACGATCGGCAGTCATAACATTTCGTGTAAATTCATGGACGGAACCTGCTTGTCCGCTGGCCATATCACTGAATTCGACTTTATACTTATATTTTAATTTTGGCTGTATAATGCCTCGGGCGCCGCCCGGAGCATCTATACCAAATTTTGTAGCCATGTAATATCTCCCTTCTTTTTAATATTTAGCAAATCTTACCTCCAAATGACGGGGGGTATACCCCCCGTTCACTCGGGTTTTAATGAAATCTCTATCTTATGCCGCTCCGGCAATAGTTAGTGATTCACCTGTATTTCTTACACGAATTGGAATGTAAATAAATTCAACTGCTTTAACAGGCTGAATTGCTACATCTATCCATAATTCATTTCTATCAATTCTTGCTGGTGTGTTATTACTTGCATCACACACTGCTAAGAAGTCATATAATCCTCTCTTAACTATCATGTCTGCTAAGAAACTATTAAACACAGCGAGTACTTGGGATCGTGTAAACTCATCATTTGGCTCAAACAAGAATGGTTGTACCATATCATCAAATCGTCGACGCAAATACGCGACCAATCGTGATACATTTACTCGATCTAATGCACTTGTTATTGTATGTAATGTCTTTTGCCCCCAAACAGTTAATCCTCTACCAGGCATAAATGCAATTGGGTTAATCTTATTTGTATACAATACATCACGTTGTCCTTGGTTTAATACTTCGGGTACATATTCACCCTCTGCATCAATATAACCAACACTTGTAGCATTGTTTACAAGACCACGATTAAAACCAGCTGGTGCAAACCATTCATACGCTACTTGGTCATTATAACCCATTGTGCGTAGCATGATATGTGATGTTGGTTGTACAACATTCTCACCAGTGATGTTTGTTGTTAAACAACCACCTGGATACCATAAACCGAGATCAAAACCTGATGATGTAAGACCCTCTTCACCGTTTTCTCCAGCAACTGCATAATTAGATGCCCAATTCTTAATTGAAGTGGCATCTGATTTTAGCCTCATTGGTGTATCACCAATAACAAATGCTGTTTCCTTACGATCAACATTAAGTGTCTTCATTTCATCAAGAAGTTCTGTACCAAAACCTGGTGCAGAAATTAGATTAAAAAATCTTGTTTCTGCTCGAATTTCTTCACTACCTGCAAGAGCAGCTGCCATTGAATCAGTAAGTACTCTCTTTTGAGCATGTCTTCCCGCCCATGGCTTGCCATTTAATTGTAAACCTGACTCATTAAACCATTTAGCATCTGTTGCGTTGTACTTCTTAACATCATAACCTGATGCCATAAAGTTCCAACCCAAAATACCAACTGGAAATGTTGCTGGGTTAATTAATGTACCACCACCGCCTGCGGCTGCACCTGTTTCTAGTGCTGAACTTGCTGAGACTCTAAAATTACCAAATACAATTCCAGCTGTAGATGATTGATCAGAGTTATCAATTGCATCCCAAGTAGTACCATTATATCTTGATAATGCTGGATATGCTTCTAAATTAACTGTATCTAACCATATATCACCACTTGATGGTGAAGTAGGCTTTGATGCAGCTGCTGTCATTGTACCACTAAATGTACGCCATGTTGTAACACCAGAATTATCATATGTTTCTAACATATCAACTGTTGTTACGCGACTATCATACCATAATGTACCATCTGCTGTTGTACCTACAGGTGTTACTACATTTGGCTCATAACTTAAAGCTTCCCAATTACTTGATGTAGCTGCTGTAAGACCTAAGTCAGCAAGCAATGTACCTGTGGCAGCGGCAAGAGTAATATCTTTACCAGCTGTGTTTGTAATAACAATCTTAGTACTAGACACACTAGCAGTAATATCTGTAATACCTGCTGAATTAATTAATGCTGCCATTCTAATAACATGTGTATCCGAACTTGCTGTCCATGTAACAGTTGTACCATTAATTACAATTGAGTGTGTTGCTGTCAATGAAGGCGCAGCTGCTGAACCTGTAACTGCCAATGTTGCACTACCATTAAATCGTAAAATTGAATGTGATGCAACTTTTAATGTATGTGCGCCTTGCTCGTGATTGTACTTAACAAAAATCTCACCAGCAACTGGCACACCAAATTCTGCCCAAGCTGCTGTTGTATTTTCTAATACTGGAGCAGGAATTGTTGTCCATTGTGTTGTGGATGATGCATAGCTCTTAACTATCCAATTAGATCCACTATTATATTTTGTTGTTTTAATCCAAACATCGCCTGTTGCTAATGCGGCGCTTGTTGATTTAACAAGCGGAACATTTACATGTGATGCAAATTGAAAATCTGCACTTGCGGCTGTTGCCCAAGTATTTGTACCTAAGTGATACCATATACCACTTACTTTGTGCCAAATTCTATTATGAGCATTACCACCTGTAACTGCTACCCAAGCAAATTCTCCATCTAATCCGAGACTATTAACTGGTGCGCCTGTACCTGCGTCATAATCAGCAGCTGCATTTATTTTATTAACTGTGCCAGCTACCCAAGTTGCTGTTGCGGCATTATAAACAAAAACACCTGTATTTGAACTTGTTAGATCTAACCAATGCGTACCATCAACAGGATCTCCAGTTGGAGCAGTACCTGCCGCGGCTAATTCTGTTACATTAACACCAGCACGAAGAATATACGCTCTATTAGCAAGACCCAAATAACTATGAGCTGCTAATAAGCCATGTTCGTTCATGTTGTCGCCGTGAATTTCGATACCACCAACTTGACGGAATGAAGGATTGCCGTACGTCTGTAATAATTCCCTCTGTGAGGTAATTAATTTTAATGCGTAGGATGCTGTTTCTGTACCTGTTGCTTTACCCGTTCCACTTGGATGGGTCTTATTCTTACCTGTGGCAAGAACAATTAAAGGAACAGTACCGCTACCAGCAGATCCGTAAAAGGACTCATCGATTACACTAATCGATACGCCCGGTGAAACTAATGTTGGCATTTCTTTTCCCCTGTATATTTTTTAGTTATAACTAAAACTATTTTATATACATATTTATTTTACTTTCAGCAAATAACACTGATATAGACTTACCTTTCAAAGGGTTCGTCGTAAATATTAGTATGAGTACAAAAAGGCCGCTTTGCACATGTAAAAAAAGACCTGTTGCAGTCAATTATATAAAAAATAATAAAACATACTATCGCACCAAATGTGACAAGTGCCTTAGACTTGAAAAAGGATTAGGTGCTACACCTTCAACCAGCTGGGGGAAAAGTGGCTATAAAAAAAAGAAAAAATGTGAAAGATGTAACTTTACCGCAGAACATCCTATACAATTAAATGTATATCATATAGACGGAAACAGAAATAACAACGATTGGAAAAACTTAAAAACTGTATGCTCTAACTGCTTTGTAATGATTTCAGATCTTGGAATACCTTGGAAACAAGGGGATCTTGTACCAGATTTTTAACAGTATTTTCTAAATCTTCAAACGTTCCATCATTAACAATAACATGATCTACAGTACATCCTGGCCACGAATGCTCACTAGCATGAACTTCGGGATATACTCTTGGCATCATAGGATTATGGGTTTTTGTATTTCGATTTTCATTATCTTCAACAGCTATATTCCACCATGGTGGATCTTCGCCACGTTTAACTCTAACAACTAATCCACCTAATCGCTGAATTAATTGTATCTCGTTAGGAAAACGGCAGTCAGTAATAACAACGTTTTCTTCAATCATTAATAACTTTTTTTCAAAACTTAATAACCATATGTCGTTATTAAATTGATTACGCCATAGGTCTGTACCTACTACTTGTAATGCTATTCGTGGAGTAAAATTGGGTCTATCTAACTTCTCAGACCACCATGTATCTGTAGTTTCACGCCATGCTCTACTATCTTGTGTGCTACCTTCAAGTAATTCTCTATCCCAACCAAACACAGAAGCTACACAATCTTTAAGGGAATCAGCAAAACTACCCTTAATCCAGCTATCATAATATGTAATAAAATAATCTGCTACGGTATCTTTACCACAGCCTTTAAGGCCAACCAGTCCTATAATCATAACAATAGTATAAACGAATTATTTTAATATGTCAAGATTAAATGAATAAACGTTTTTGCTTAATTTTTCTACAATTAATAAGCCAAGAATTAAGAAGATCTAATGAATATACTTTAGTTTTTTTTGTTTCTAGTGTATCTAATAACATTTTTTCCAATTTTTTTAAATCGATATCAGATAAATTATCCATTGTTTTATAACAATACCACTTATCTATCTCAGGCCAACTACTACAAGCATCTGAGGGTAACATAAGAACCTCCTTTAACCAATAATAAATGTTGGCGGCTCACTGCCGTCAGTATATCGTTGCAACTCAAGTTCTAGTCTTTCAAACTCTGCCGCAGCTTCTGCTTTTAATTGCTCACCATTTAATTGAATACCACCAGCGGCACCTGGTAAAGTACTATATTTTCCTCTTGCTTCGCCTAATATAACTTTACAAGTAGCAAAAGCAAAATCCTCAAGCCATATACGACTACGACGATCTCGTAATATCTCATTCTCTGGTTTTTCATTATAAACATGCAAAAGAATACTTTCTTCACTTTTAACACGGCGAATTATATTTAATCTATGTGCATTTGGGTGCCAAGTAAAATTCATATCAGCACCAAAAATTCTACCTACTACCTCTTGAAACTGACTAAACGTATCAAATAAACTAACACCACCTACCCTACCAGCTTGTAAAACATAAAGATTAGTGAATGCTAAATCAAATGGGTCAATTCCTGTACCCGATCCTGCATCACTACCTATTGCCCGTCTATAAATTTTTCTAACTTCTAATACTTCATTTGGTAAAAAATATTCATCAACATCTGTTTGGGTTGTTAAAAACATACCACTTTCTTCTGTAGCATTAGCTGCTCGTTGCCTGTAACGAGTAATTGCTCTATCTACTGCTAAATTATAATGATCAGGATCTAACTCAACATCGACCATTCCGCTACCGAGGCGAGTTTGCAAATTTTTTATTACTTCATTACGTGCTAATGTTGGTTTTCGTGGCATACCATTATCCTATAATATAGTATTTATCCTAAAGATCATCCATTGTTGCTTTAATACTTTCACGTAATGTACTAACTAATATATCAATTTCATCACGACTTAATGTTAATGGTGGCGACAATACATTCAAATGACCAATTGGACGAACTATTACACCACGGTTTTGACAATGAACTGCAATTCTCTTTCCAATATTAACATTAGCATCAAACAATTCTTTTGTTTTTTTATCTTTAACATTTTCAACACAAAGCATAAAATGACTTCCACGTACATCGCCAACAATATCAAGATCTGATAATGTTTCTAACTGTTGTTTAAAATAAGGTCCTATTTGTTGTACATGATCACATAACATACCATCTTCCATAATTCTAATATTAGCAATACCAGCGGCACAACTAACTGGGTGTCCTGCATATGTAAAACCATGTGTAAACAATGCACCCTCTTCTTGAGGACCATCACTTATTACATCATATATCTTATCTGAAAGTATAGTTGCTGATAAAGGAATATACCCAGACGATATACCTTTTGCACTTGTAATAATGTCTGGTACTATATCAAATACTTCCTCTGATGCAAAAAAATGTCCTAATCGTCCAAATGCAGTTACTACTTCATCTGAGATGTACAACATACCATATTTTTCGCATACTTCTTTCATTCTTTTATGATAACCCGGTGGTGCAACAATAACACCGCCTGCGCCCATAATGGGTTCAGCAATAAATGCCGCAACATTGTCAGCACCAAGTTCAATTATTTTATTTTCAAATTCCTCAACTAACTGATCGCAAAACTGATCTAGCGTTGTTCCTTCTGGACGCCTATAACAATTGGGTGCTGAGACATAATACACTAAATCCTTTGCTAAATCAAATCCAATATGATCAGCCTTTTCACCCGTTAATGTCATTGCCAAATACGTGCTACCATGATACGAACTTACTCGTGAAATAATTTTCTTTTTGTTTGGTTTACCCAAACGATTAAAATAAAAATGTATAATACGTATAGCAGTATCATTTGACATTGATCCACCTGTGCCAAAAAATGTATGATTTAAATCACCAGGTGCTAACTCCGCTATCTTTGCGGCAAGTTCCGCGGCGGGAGGTGTAACTACATGACCAAATGTTGTATAATATGCAATCTCATTTATCTGGTCAACAATTGCTTTTACCATTGTCTGGTGTCTATATCCAATATTAACACACCATAAACCAGCAATGCCATCTAAGTATTTGTTACCATCAGTGTCATATACATAGTTACCATTAGATCGTGCCATTACTAAAGAGCCTTCATCTTTAAATGTAGCAAAATTTGTCCACGGATGTATATTATGATTTATATCTTTCCGTTTTAAATCATCGGTATTATATTCCATTTTTATATCCTTTAGTGTTTATTTAACCATTAATTAACTTTTAAAAGGACAATTTCTTTATTAATTCTACCGGTTAACTTTATATCAGTTGCTTTTATATCTTCAAGAAACTTACGCAATGCTACTTTTCCAGCTTTTTGAAATTCTTTTAAAGTAACTTCTGGCTTACGAATTGTTTTTTGTATACTATTCTTCTCATCAAACCCAATAATGCTAGTGCCTTTAATACCTAACTCACTAGTATTAAACCCATTACCTGCAACATACTTGCCTAACTTACGAGTTTTAGCATTAAACACCCATAACTCTTGAGCACCAACAATTTTCTTAGGATCTATAGATACTAACTTATACTTCTCATTTGTGATAGCATATTTTAACTTAACAACTACTTTTTCTAAACTAGGTGCTTTTTTAATACGAATTTTACGATTAGCTTTCTTTGCATTTGCATGATGTTCTGCATCCTCAACAATCATAGTATAAAATGCTAAAATCTTTTTCAATTCTGCTTTTTTATATGGGTAACCTTCTACTAATTGTTCATACACCTCATCTGGATCTTTAGGAGGATTTAATAATGCAATTATCTCTTGTATCTCTTTTGCATATAAAGGAGGAATCATGCCAGCAGCTTTACCTGTTATTTCTTTTACATGTAATGCATTTGACATTTTAAAATTACTTTTAAGTTTATTCTCAAAAAAATTATCAATCTCTCCCTCAACATGCTCACCTAAAAAGACATAAAGGTTTTCTTTCATGCGTTCTTGTATTGAAATAACTGGTGCAAGAAATTTAACTTCATCCTGTTTTGCTTTTTCAACTTTTAATTTAAGGCAATCTTCAAGCCGTTTCTCAAGTGCCACAGTATATTCCTCTAACGGTGGACATCCATCCATAAGCATTTTTGCTAATGCGCCATATGTAATACCAACTCTCCAATCTAGAACTAGCTTTACATGTTTTATTTTATCTCTATCTACTTTTTCTTTCTTTAAATACTCAACAAACCATTTTTTACCATCTTTGCTTTTATGCTTATAATTATAATATCGAGAACCTTGCGACACTTCTCTACGAACTGCTACTTTATCAACATTAATAATATCAACACCTTTAAATTCTTCCCAAGATGGTTTTCGAAAGGGATTACCTGTTGATGTTACTTTTATTTTTCTTAATTTTCGTGCCATTATCGCATAATAATATATTTTATGAACCTTGTCAACCTATACAAACCGATAAATACAATAAAGAGAGTTAACTATGCCTCGACTATCACTTTGGAAGCCTAAAAAGGGCAATGATTATAAATTTATCGATCGTATCGTCGGCGAACATATTTATGCCGGAGGTACAGGTGTGTATATTCACAAATATATTGGTATATTTGATCAAGGTGAAAAAATCAATGCTGATGGAACTATAGAAAAAGAAGATGCAACACAACTAAACTATGCTAAAAGAAAAGAGTCAGCAACTATAGTAAAAGAAACAAAAATACAAGATTTATTATTTCTTGAAAATAGAGATCGAAAATACGACAAAGATATATATGAATTACGAGGGGTATATAATCCAGCTGATAATGACTTTGACTTAACACAATTTGGTTTATTTTTAGCAAACGATACTATTTTTATGACGTTTCATTTAAATGATAGTATGACTATACTTGATCGTAAATTATTAAGTGGTGATGTATTAGAATTACCACACTTATTAGACGATACCGGTCTTGACAATTCTGCTGGTCCTATAAGAAAATTTTATGTAGTCGAAGATGTAATAAGAGAAACAGCTGGCTTTGATGCAAATTGGTGGCCACATTTAATACGTGTTAAATGTCAAGCACTTGTTGATACAGTTGAATACCGAGATATCCTTGGTGATGGTGACGAAGCAGACGATTTAAAACATATACTCAGTACATATAGCAACGAACTTGAAATTAGTGAAGCAGTATTAGAGCAAGCCGCAAACGATGTACCAAAACATGGATTCGAAGTAGGACATTTATTTTACGATCCAACTACAGGCGCAAAAATTGTTGATACTTGGACCGGAGACGGTGTACCGCCCAACGGTGTTTCTGTTGTAGGTAGTGGCTCTACATTCCCTGATAATCCAACTGAAGGTGCATACTATTTAAGAACTGATTTTAATCCTTATAGACTATTTGTCAGAAAAGGCACTAAGTGGATTAAAGTTGAAGATGATAATAGACAAGTATGGCGGGCTGCAAATAGAATATTACGTACATTTACTGAAAACACAAACGTATATATTGACGATAGCACTGGAGAAACTATATCTTCAAAACAAGGATTAAGTAAAATAATAAAACCAAAGGCGGATTTCTAAAATGGCAAGTAGATATAACGAAGCAGGATATTTTTACGACGAACAATTTCGCAGATACATTTTGCAATTTATGCGACTCTTTGGTGGCTTATTAATTAAAACTGGCAAAGGTAGAGATGGCACAGAAAAATTTATTAAAGTTCCTTGTAGATATGCTGATATGCAACGCATGGTTGGACATATATTAAAAAATAACAGTGAAAACGTTGTTAACTCTTGTCCATTTATTACATCACATATTTTAACCTTACAGCCAGATAGATCACGTACACTTAATCCTAACTATATTGCTAAAGATAATATTGTTGAGCGAGGATTTGATGAAGAAACAGGAAAATATACAGAAAAAATAGGTAATGCATATAGTGTTGAACGATTAATGCCAACACCATATACATTAACTATGCAAACAGATGTTTGGACTAGCAACGCAGATCAAAAACTACAATTATTTGAACAAATATTAGTGCTATTTAATCCTGCTATTGAATTACAAGCTAGTACTAATATTCTAGACTGGACATCATTAGTTATAGTCGAATTAACAGACATAAGTTGGAGTTCTCGTGGAGTTCCACAAGGAGTTGATACACAAATAGATATTGGTTCAATGACATTTACAATGCCTATATGGATTAGTCCGCCAGCTAAAGTGTATCAACAACGAGTTATTGAACAAGTTACAACTCGACTCAATGATTATCCTGATGACTGGGATCCAGATGCATACGATTTTTTCGGTGGACAAACTTACTTAACTAGAGATATTATTGCACCTCGCAATGCATCAATAAATGTAACTAACAATCAATTACAATTATTAAGCCATGCTGGCATCAATGATCAAGGCGACGGCACACCTTTTAATTGGAAAACATTTCTTGATTCATATGCCGACGGTGCATTAAAAAACGGTGTTACACAAGTTCGCTTACGTATTAATTCAGATCCAGAAATTGATGCGGATGATATAATTGGTACTATTACAGAAACAGGAACACCAAATGTTGTTGATTTTACAGTTGACACAGACACACTACCTGGTACAGCTTATACAGTTAATGCTATTATTAATCCTCACAAAAATTTTCCAAATGATGGAACATTACCAGTAGCGGCCACTAATCAAAAATATCTAATTCTTGATGATATTGGTGCTACTGGCAATACAAACACAGCCTGGGGGAATCTTGTAGCAAATAAAAACGACATTGTTCAATACAACGGCAGTTCGTGGGTAGTA